TAAGTGATTACATAGATAATCTTATTGATAAACAAAATTGCATTCAGTCTGATGTGACAACTAGATTAATTAATGTAATTAAATTAAAGGGACAAGTTACTAAAAAAGAATTATTTAATTCCTATCTTGGTTGGGGTAGAGGAATTAAGTTTGGTCCCTACCGGAGAGCTTTGCTCAATCATGAAAACATCTATGATACAATAGATCCCACTCCTTATTATTGCTGGATTGATACTTAAATTATGGAACTAAAAGACTGGTTGAATTCAATTAATCAATCAAAAATTAATTTGATTGATGAAGAATATGGTGTAGAAAAAGACTACCCCCCATTCATTATCAATAAATGTATGTCTGGTTTTATGGACACCGTATTGATTGCTAATGAAATGAATATTCATTCTGGACTCTCAAAAAAAATGCAATATGATTTTTTTATAAATATTGTGAGGCCTAGGAAAAGATTTTCTCCTTGGATGCGAAAAGAAAAACATGACACTCTAGACCTTATCAAAAAATACTATAATTATAGTGACGAGAAAGCTAGAAGTGCTGTTAAAATTCTAACCAAAGATCAAATTGAATTTATTAAACAAAGGATGAATATTGGAGGTAAACAATGAGCGATGATCTTGAGTATAAATGGTCGCCAGACCAGATGATTGAAGTTACACTAAAAGAACCAGATGATTTTTTAAAAGTTCGTGAAACTTTGACTAGAATTGGCGTTGCGTCCAGAAAAGAAAAAAAAATCTATCAATCTTGTCATATTCTTCATAAACAAGGTAAGTATTATATTGTTCATTTTAAAGAACTATTTGCTCTTGATGGAAAACGATCAAATCTATTTGTCAATGATGTACAACGTAGAAATCGTATAGCTCAATTATTGAGTGATTGGGGATTAACTACTGTAGTTGATACATCAAAGATTATAGATGTTGCTCCATTAAGTCAAATTAAAGTTCTTTCTTATAAAGATAAAGGAGAGTGGACGTTAGAAAGTAAATATAATATTGGTAAGAAAAAGTCAGACTCTTAAATTGTATAAATGTTATCAAGATATAAAAAAATCCCTGGAGATTTAGTTTCTCTCCAGGGATTTTTATTGATTTTTTTATAATAAATTTTTGCAAATCTTTTTACAAATTGTTTGCTTTTCTTCACACTCTATAATACAATCAAAATAATCGTTAACTAAATCTATATCATCTTTAAATTGATCTAAAGTTTCACTGACACGACCCCATTCAGCTAATTGGTTACTGGAAATTTTATTACCCATAAAAACCTCATATCTACATTATCTAGGCTAGTTTATGTATAGTCATGTACATATATGTATTTTTTACATAACTACAAAAAAAGAGAGGTTACGTAACCTCTCTAGAAAAATCATTACTTGATGTAGGTCTTCCCACGATAGCAGAATGTGCCATGGGTTTCCTTTGATTCTACACAACGTGTCGAATACTCAACACCACGATATGATGTGTGATTAATCTGTGCGTCGTGAAGAGCAGATGCTTTGTTGATCTGCTTCTTGATCATGTTTAGTGTGTTCATGTTGTTACTCCTAAAGTAGTAGAGGGTTTTAATCCCCGTTCCTTCAGTCGTGTGCGTCCCAGAAACACTCAGGTACAGATTCCTTTACGGTCTCTATCAACTCAACTTTAAAAGCGTCGGAGATATTCTCGTTTGCTTTCATCCTTAGCATAATTGCGTCGGCTTGAGCGCATGTGAGTGATGAATAGAATAATAGTTCTAACATGGGATGAACGCCTCCGTTCCGCGACTTACTTGCGTCCCACCCAAGAGTGGGATGAACGTATGGTCATTATAGACCACTATAGCTATATAGTCAACTAAATATTAATGTGTCTTTCGTGCGGCACACTCTACATTCGGAAAATACCAAATAATGGTACGGGTTTCGCACTGTACCATTTTTTATGTTTTTTAATAAATAAATTTGGTTGCCTTCGGGGACCACACAATACAATCTCGCTTTATAAGGAGAAGTTACATGGACCTTACTAGATGGACATCGAAAGATGTTGATAAAATTGTTGATGCTGCAAATAGATACAGTGTCGGACTAGATGATATTTTCTATCGATTGCATTCATATGGATCGAATCATCCTGGTGGACAATATCCTCCATACAATATCATCAAAGAATCAAATATTAAATGGCGTATTGAAATTGCACTTGCTGGATGGTCACCAGATGAGGTGGAAGTTACTACTGAGTCAAATGTACTCCTAGTCAAATCTGTTGCATCTAAGAATGATGGTGAAGAAGAATATGTGCATCGTGGATTGTCGTCACGTACATTTGCTAGGGGATTCAACCTGAGTGATGATGTCGAAGTTGGCACAGTCAGTTTCAATAACGGACTTCTTGTGGTAGAATTGCAGAGAATCATTCCCGATCATCAGAAACGAAAGGTGTATAATATTGAATAAATAGAATTGAATATCGTCGCCGCAGAGGGGCAACTGGCAAAATCCAGTTGACGCCCCTCTTTTTTTGTGGTATGATGGATGAAACTCAGGGACTGTTATGAACTTAAATGTAATTGAACTAATCAATGGTAAAATTATTGTCGCGGATGTAGAAGAACTAGATGAAGAACCTTCATGTTATATGAAAAATTGTAGAGAAGTTGTAAATGACACAGAGTTAATTAAGTGGCCCAAGTACACAGATGAAGTATCAGTATTGATTTATTCTAATCGTATAATTACAATGTCGGAACCAACAGACACAATCACAGAACTTTATAACAAGACTATCAATTCATGAATTTTTACACCAACGTTCAACTAGTTGCAGATACAATTTTATATCGTGGATATGAGAACGGTGAACGTGTGTTATATCGAGATAGTTTTTCTCCTATATTATTTGTTCCTTCTCAAAAACAAACAAATTTCAAAACCTTAGATGAAAAATATGTAAAACCTATTAAGTTTGGTGGGTCAAGAGAAGCAAGAGATTTTATAAAAAAATATTCTGATGTACAGAACTTTGGTGTATATGGTTACGAGAGATTCTTGTATCAGTATATTGCTGATAAGTATCCTCAAGATGAAATCAAATTTGATATGTCTAAAATGAATATCCTTACATTGGATATTGAGGTGGAATGTGAAAATGGATTTCCTGATGTTGAATCTGCATCCGAATCACTTTTGTGTCTTACTATTAAGAATCTTAATACCAAAAAATTAATTGTGTGGGGTACTCGTGAATTTGAAAATAATCGTGAAGATGTTGAGTTTGTTTATTGTCATGGGGAGAAAGATTTATTAGAAAAATTTCTTGACTACTGGATTCAAAACACTCCAGATATTATTACAGGCTGGAATGTGTATCTATATGATATTCCATATATCTGTCGTCGAATTGAACGTGTTTTAACTGAAAAACATATGCGTTCATTGTCTCCATGGAATCTAATTAATTATCGTGAGTTTGTAGTACAAGGACGTAAACAGATTGCTTATGACCTTGGTGGTGTTTCTTGTCTAGATTATCTAGATCTTTATAAAAAATTTACTTATTCTAATCAAGAGTCTTATCGTCTAGACCATATTGCGTTTGTGGAATTAGGTCAGAAGAAACTTGATCATAGTGAATATGAAAACTTTAAAGCTTTCTATACAGGAAATTGGCAAAAATTTGTTGAATATAACATTGTTGACGTAGAACTTGTTGACCGTATGGAAGACAAAATGAAACTGATCGAGTTATGTTTGACGATGGCATATGATGCAAAACAAAACTATGAGGATGTGTATTCTCAAGTAAAAACTTGGGACAATATTATTTTTAATTATCTTAAGAAATCTAATATTGTTGTTCCTCCTAAAACCTTTAATAGAAAAGATGAATCTTTTGCTGGTGCATATGTCAAGGAACCTATTCCGGGAAAGTATGATTGGGTTGTGTCTTTTGACCTTAACTCTCTATACCCTCACCTTATTATGCAGTACAATATATCACCAGAAACTTTGATGGATGAAAAACATCCAAGTGTGACTGTAGATAAGATTCTCTCACAACCAGTTATGTATGATGAGAGATATTCTCTTTGTGCAAATGGTGCTCAGTATCGTAAAGATTTTCAAGGGTTTCTTCCAAAACTTATGCGGAAGATGTATAACGACCGGGTTATCTTTAAAAAGAAAATGATTACTGCAAAACAACAGTATGAAAAAACTCCTACTATTGAACTGACGAAAGAGATTTCTCGTTGCAATAATATCCAGATGGCAAAGAAGATCTCTTTGAACTCTGCTTATGGTGCTATTGGTAATGAATACTTCAGGTAT